ACTACTGACTCCATTAGTAATCACCCCAAACTTTTGTTTTTTTGCCTCCGTTGTACTCTACCGCATGACCTTCTTTTATTAATACTTGGCATATATCTCTGCCATCTTCAGTATATGGTATACCTAAAATACGACCATACTTGCCTTTGCCTAATGACTTGACTTTAATATCGCCGATACACAGTTCTTGTAACCTTGATTTAGCAGCAAGACCAAGTTTTTTTTCTGCAAGATCCCTTGTGCGGCTTTCTGGAGTATCAATGCCGTGGAGCCTAACACGCTGTTTATGAAGTTTTACATTAAATCCAAGATCAAGACAACAATCAAATGTGTCTCCATCAACAATACGTTCTAAAGTAGCGTTATAGACAAACGCATCAGGTGATTTTGCCATTACTTTTTAGATGTTTTCTTAACTCTTTTTGTAGTCCAAGCTTCGTTTACATCAGGTGTTGATTTGTCATCAGCTACATAATGGCCTTTTTTGTTTCTAGTTCTTACTTTTACTTCTTCTGTATTAGTCAAATTTCCCCATAATCTTTTAAAAAAACTCATATCACTCACCTTTATCCTTTGCTTTTAAAACATTTAAAGCACACCAATCAATTACTTTGTATAGGTAACTAAACCAGTGATCATCTTTTGGTGTGGGTGTTATTGCTGCTATTACTGAGGCAATAGAAATTATTGCTGTAATCCACGCAAATATATTTAAAGTTGTCATATTTTTTCTCCTTTATTTTAATCTGTAATACAGACTTACTAATATTATAGTGCAAAAACTTCTTATCGCAATCTTACTGTATAAAATTAAACCACCCTGTAATAATATATTTTTCTTGGTTTTGGGATATTTGTCCTCTATGAGTATGAGTCCAACCTGCGGGAAAAATAATTGTTGAACCTTTTTTAGCCTTGGTAACAAAATCTTGATATAAAAATTCTGTTCCTCCATTTTCAACATTATTTAAATACGTGTTAAAAACTAGGTGTCTGTTTATAACAGTAGGAAAACCATCGTTTTCCATGTGCCATTTGTAAAAACCCCATCCTTTGTCGTAATATTGTATTTTAGTAAAACGGTCGATACCGTAAAATTCTACCTTATCAGCAAATTTATATTTTGAGACATATTGTTTTAAGCATTTTAACAATTCATCTCTATATAAAAAGTTTTTTAAATTTTCAGGAGATATCATTACTTCTAATGATTTTTTAAATTTTATATCTACCCTATTATCACCTATTGTACCGTCTTCTGCGTTATTTTTATTGTTGTTCCAATACTCTATTAATTGATCAACAGCATCTTCACTTATTTGATATTCGCCTATAAAGTTCATTGTCTAAAATAAGCAGGCAACCCAAGTATTGGTCTAGTGTCGTATTTATTTTGTTCAGCATCTTTACTACTCGCATCGTTGTAGTGTAAAAACACTTGCCCACAATCTTGACCTTCAAAAGGTTCTCTCCAATGTTCTAATTCACAACCACGATACATCAACATATCTCCTGGTTTTAAATTTATTTCAATATCGGGTTCTACATATATTGACCATTCATCTCCACCTAGATTCATAGTAGTGGATATTTCACAAGAATATCTATCTTTATGTCTTTTTAATTCATCACCTTTTTTATAAATCCTTGCATAAGAATAAGTCTCAATTAGCTTCACACCAGACTTTTTTTCCATTATAGGTTTCACTTTTTGTAATAAAGTTTCCATAACTATATCTGAGTAATGTGAATAAGTTTCGGGCACTTGTGTATCATTCCAAACGCCAAAATATTCAGTAAACTGCGATATGTATTTTTCATCAAATAGATGTCTTGCTACTGCTCTTTTATTTAAAAAGTATTGGTAACAAAAATCTGCTAGTTCTTTTGATATAGCACCTTTTATTAGTTGGTATCCATTTTTTTTAAAACTCATTAGTAACTCCTATTGAAAGTTTGCAACCATAACTATTCTTTTTTCATGTTTGCCAGGACATTCTTGATAATGTGTATGCTTACCGTCAAACATAATTACATTATCTTCTTTTGGGTTTGAATAAAATTTTTCTTGATCCTTATTTAAAACTATAGTTCTGCCTTGTGTGAAAGAATTTAAGTAAACAATAACAACCTTATGTGGTAAGTTTGAGTCTATATGTGGCACACTTTCTTTTATTTTGCTATGTAATGTTAAATTAATATTCATTCGATACATAACTTCAAAACTTATATTATTACAATCTAATATTTCTTTTAAAATAAAATAACAATTTAGAAAATAATCAGAGTTGCTTTCAGGTATGGCTGGATATTTTCTACCTTCTATTTCATGCACTGGTCTACCCAATAGACCATGACTAAAAAAACTCATATCTTCGTTTTCTGGCTGTGTTGTTTTCTCGTGATAAAACCAAGGAAAATAAGGAGTTAAGACTAATTTTTTTAAATTTTTATAATCCTTGGTCAAAGGATTTTTTAATTCAGTAATCATTTAAATGGGTATCCTATATTCCAACATACTAAAGAATGCCTTGTTCCTCTTGTTACTGGTTTTACCCTATGCCAAACAAAAGAAGGAAAAACAATCACACTACCTTTTTGTCTTATTTCTTCACATATTCTTGGCTGTGAACCTTCGTCTGTATTTCTAAAATCAAACTCCAAATCTCCACCTTCGTATTCTTCAGGGTTTGTAAGTGATACAGTCATACTGAGTTTTCTTAACTTACCATGTCTATTTGGATTTTCAGGTTCGTCATAAGGTACTTCAAAAGAATCACAATGCCAATCGTAAAACTGACCTTTTTTATATTCAGTAAATTGGCAGGGTTCTGACCAGTCCCATTCAAAATTCCAACCAGCATTTTGATTTGCTTGATGTATGTAAGGTTGTATTTCGTTATATATCCATCTATCAGACATCCATACCACATCTGACTTTCTTTTCTTTTGAATGTTTTTAAGTTCTACTTCTGTAAGTTCGTTTTTATTAGTGCTTCCTGTAGTAGCCATTTGTTTATCTTGTTCTTTACCATAACGTACTATATCGTCACATATTTTTTCTGGTATAGCAGATTTAAAATACCAATAATACCATTTAAGATTCATATTCTTTTCCTATGTTTTTATACTTTTCTATAACAGAGGGTAGTAAAAAATCTTCTATTGGGTATCTTTTCTTTTCTATTTTATCTGTTCTTATTGTGTGTAAATCTACATCACCAAAAATAGAATCATCATATTGCACACCTTGTATTTTAAATTGTTTTAAGTTTGTATAAGTATGTTCAAATTTGGGTATATTAAAAAAATTATAAATACTATTAACTGTACTTTGTGGATAGGCAATTAACTGGTCGTATGTAATAAATAAATGTTCATAGTTTTTTTGTACTAAAGGAATTTGCTTGATAACATTTCCTAAAACACCTGTTTCTGGGTGCATAAAATAGTCTGCATCTGTTTCAATATTTTCTTTTTTAACTTTAAACGCTTTTAATAACGAAGCTAAACACTCTAAAGGATTTCTGTACAAAATTAAAAATTTAATTTTTTTATCAAAATACTTTTCTAATAATTCAAGGTTTCCATCTGAACCCCAATTACACCTATTGATAACATATTTTGTTTTAAATGTTTCAGAATAAGTATAAAAAGTTTTTCTAATAACATTATCTAAAGAATCGTGATGCGGAAAATTTTGCTGTTGAGGAATTTCGTTATTAGTTTTTATTAAATCAAGTTGGTAAATAATTTCAGTAAGAGGACTATTAGCTGTAAAGGTTATATCAGGATTTTGATTTAGAATACTGCCTAATAAAGTATTACCTGCACGTTGTAAACTAATACAAAAATATAACTCCATTAGTGGTTTTACTTAATACCAGTTGCCACCTGCTTTTTTTATTTTAGTGACCTCTCTTATATTCCAAACACTTGATGCTACTAAACTACCTTTTGGATCATTAACAGCAACAAATCCTGAACCACCCGCACCGACAACTGCAAAAGAAGGAGTTGCAGGACCATAAGCTGATCCGCCACCACCTCCGCCTCTATTGGCAGCTGCATCTGTTGCGTGTAAAGCAGAATCAGAGCCACTTCCATATCCTGTTCCACCAGTACCTCCAGGACCAGGAGCACCCCCTTTGTCATTAGGAGCTGTAAGACCACTATTACCTGCTGCTCCGCCACCGCCATCTGCGTAAGCTACTGAAGAACCTGTAATAGAAGATGATACGCCTTGTCCACCTCTGCCTCCAATAACATTATCAGGATTACCTTTTTGACCTGCTTCACCTGCTCCACCACCACCTACAGCACAACCATAGTTTGATGCTGGACTTCTAGCACCTCCACCTGGATAACCTTGATTAGCTGTTCCTGCACCTGCAGCGCTTCCGTCAGGTTTATTACCAACACTATACCAAATACCAGAACCTCCGCCTGAGCCTCCATCTTGTCCAAGCTGACTACCGCCAGCAGTACCACTTGGAGTAGTGTAAGCAAACCTATTACCACCGCTCCCGCCTGCAGCAGAAGTAATTGGTCCAAAACTTGAATCATTCCCTGGTCTCCAATTTCCATTACCGCTAGTTGTTCCTGGTCCACCTCCTCCAACTACAACAGGTATTGTTGAACCTGCGGTAACACTTAAAGCTGGTTCTGCCGAAGCTCCGCCACCAGAAGATTCTCCTGGTGTTGAGTTACGAAAACCACCTGCTCCTCCGCCTCCGCCGATTCTTCCTCCTGCTCCACCACCAGCTAACACTAGATAAGTTACAGAAGTTGTTGCAGGTGGAGCTACAAAGTTACCACTAGAATTAAAAGATGTTACAACTGCTCCAAAAGTTGATGTTTGTGTTGATCCCACTAATGGTGATCTTTCATTTTTTGTAATAGACATATTATTAAACCTCGTTCCATTGTAAATTAGTAGCGTCCCAAACGTAATCAGTTTCTGTTACTGGATCAGTGCTGTCATTAAATGTTCTACCAATCCATCTTAGATTATCTTCATCCCATGATGCGTTAGCTCTAAGACCACCTATATCAACTGTATTTGGAAAAGTTACTGGTGCTTGCCAGTCATCGTTTGAGTCTAAAGACCAAGATGGAAAAGGTTGTTGGTCTATAAATTTATCTTTAACGGGATCGTAGTAATGAATATTCCCAGCATATTGTTTTCTAAAATTATGGTGGTAAGAAGTTTGTTTCCAAGCAACACCATTTTCTGAGTGTGGAACAATAGAAGCTACAAAAGTTTCTGCATCTGGGTGTAAGTCGCCACCGTTAGCATCTACATCCTCGTTGGATATTACTACTACTCGTATTACTTTGTTTTCGTTATCAAGTTCTGCAAAGTGAGCCATATCTTAACCCCTTACGCATCATCTAAAATTTCACCAGATATTGTGTATGTTAAATCACTATTTGCACTAGCTTGTACTCGCAATAAATCTGTTTCATCTAGGTATAATTGAGAGTTTTTATCTATGACCACCAACGTTGAATCTGCGGGAACTGAAACTGT